TGCCGACAGACCAGGGCAGGTTCGTGGAATACCATTTGGCGTGTCTGCGATGGTGAAGATACGCGACTTCGAGGAATACCAAGACGCAGAGCTTGTGCGCCGCAAGGTAGCATCGCTGATGGTGGCATTCGTGTCGGACAGCGTTAGTTCATCAATTACAAGCGGTAGTAAGAATAGTTTTCCGTCAACGATGATGCCGGGCAGCATTTTGGAAACAAAGCCCGGGCAGACAGTCACCCTTGCCACCCCGCCGAGCGTCGATGGATATGCTGAATATTCGCGCGTGGTGCTACAGAGCATTGCGTCGGCATATGGCGTTACCTACGAAGCGTTGACAGGCAACCTTGCCGACGTGAATTTCAGTAGTGGGCGCATGGGCTGGTTGGAGTTTCATCGCAACGTACAGGATTGGCAATACAATCTGATAGTTCCGATGATGTGCGATGTATTGTACGAGTGGTTTCGATTGGGGCTTGATATAAGTGGCGTTGCGAAGTCGCCTGCAATGAATGCACAATGGACTGCGCCGCGACGAGAGATGATTGACCCAGTAAAAGAAGTCAAGGCGATGAACGACGCAATACGTTCGGGACTTATGTCGCGACAAGAGGCAATTAGAGCGTTGGGCAGCGAGCCAAGCGAAGTGCTTAAAGAGTTCATTGAAGATGCAAAGGATTTAGACGCAGCAAAACTGATGTTTGATTCAGACCCGCGCTTTGATGCGGCAAGAAAGGCAGAAAATCCGCCGAATTCAAAACCGAATAATTAATATTGCAACCGATGAACAAGAAGAAATACATCAAGGGCAAACGCAATTCGTACGTAAGCGACTTACGCATGCGCGGCGCATTTGACGTTGCTTCATTTAATGAGGAGTCGCGTAGCGTAGATGTTGTATTTGCGACAGACACGCCCGTGTTGACACGTAACTGGCGAATTCTTGATGGCGACCCTTTCAACGAAGTACTTTCGATGGATTCGGCGCATATAAGAATGCAGCGCGCCTCAAATGGACTACCCGTATTACTTGACCACTACAATTCAGTAGAGAGCCAAGTAGGCATCGCGTCTAACGTGCGTTTTGAGGGAAAGCAAGGAAAAGCAACAGTAACATTCTCACGTAGTGACGCGGGAGTGAAACTAATGAACGATGTCAAAGACGGCATTGTTCGCAATATCAGTTGTGGCTATCGTGTGTATAAATATGATGAGTTGCCGTTGCAAGAAACGACACCATCACTTCGCGCGGTTGATTGGGAGCCGATGGAAATATCGTTTGTGGCTGTGAATGCAGACATGAACAGTTCTGTACGTTCCGAGAAAGCCGATAAATACCAAGTAGAAATATCAAAACTTAAAACCAATATAATGAAACGTGAACAAATCATTGCCCTCTTAAACAAGAGAGGCATTCAGTTTGATAGCAACGCAACCGACGAACAATTGGTTGAATTGTTAGAGCGTGCAATGGAAGCGCAACCAGCAAATCCACCTGCACAGAGAACGCCAGAAGTTCCGAATGCAAAGGAGCGTTCAGAGGCGATTACGAAAGCCGTTCGTGCTGCCAAGCTCGAAGATTCGTATGCGTTGGAGCTTATCAACAGCGAAGTATCTGTTGACGCTGCCCGCGCTGCAATCATTGAGAAGTTGGCTGCAAATGAACCGAAACCAAACAGTAATCACAGCGCAACTGTGGGTACTGAAAACGAGCGTAAGCTTGTTATGGAGTCATCAGAGGCAGCGTTGTTGAAGCGTGCTGCACCTGAGTTGGCAACAGAAAAAACTTTCAGCAAAGAAGCATTGAATGGTGCAAGCGCATTGCGTGGGCATCGTTTGTTGGACTTCGCAAAAGACGCGTTGAAGCGTGCTGGCATCAGCACTGATGGACTTGACCCGATGCAAATCGTGGGACGTGCATTCACTTCATCAACATCGGACTTTCCAGTGTTGTTAGAGGGCGCAAATCGTCGCGTGTTGTTGGCAAATTACGCTGCAATCGCTGATGTGTGGAGGAAAATCTGCGCTATCGGTAGCGTGAGTGACTTCCGTGAGTACAAGCGTTTGAGAATGGGAACATTCAGCGACCTTGACTCATTGGGCGAAAACCAAGAGTACAAAACCAAATCAATCAGCGATGCTGACTATGAAAAGGTGAGCGTTGCCACAAAAGGTAACATCATCAACGTATCGCGTCAGATGATTATCAACGACGACTTGGGCGCATTCATGCGTTTGAGTTCGATGTTAGGACGTGCTGCGGCTCGTTCTATCGAGAATGACGTGTTTGATTACTTGTTATCGAATTCGGGTGCTGGACCTACAATGGTTGACGGAAAAGCGTTATTCCATGTAGACCATGGCAACATCGCTACTACAGCGGGTGCACCGACAGTTGACATCATTGATTCAATGCGTCAGCAAATGGGAAGCCAAAAAGACAAAGACAGCAACGACTATTTGGATATTCGTCCAGAGTTGGTGCTTGCTCCAATGTCTTTAGGTGCAAAATTGCGCGTGTTGAATTCGTCACAGTACGACCCTGACAAGACGAATAAGTTGCAGTACCCTAACGTGGTAGCTGGCTTGTTCAACCAAGTTGTGGACACTCCACGTTTGTCGAGCACACCGTACTACATGTTTGCTGACCCTAACGTAGAGCCGGTACTTGAAGTGAACTTCTTGAACGGCGAGCAAAATCCATACATGGAATCTGAAAACGGATTCACTGTGGATGGCGTGAAGTGGAAAATCCGTTTGGACTACGGCGTAGGAGTTGTAGGTTACAGAGGTGCAATCAAAAACGCTGGTGCATAATCAATAAAGGAATAAGGGCGGCTAACCACCGCCCAAAAACCAAATAGAAAAAATCAGAAAATGGCACAAAATTATAAAATTTCAGGCAGCGTTCTTCAGTTGAAGAACGAATCAGGCGCAACGATTGCTTCTGGCGATGTAATCATCGTTGGTAAATTCGTAGGCATTGCCGCAGCGGACATCGAAGATGATGCTACAGGTGCAGTGTTGACAGAGGGCGTGTTTGTGTTGCCAAAAGCAACAGGAACGGCAATCAGTCAGGGCGACATCGTAACGTATCACGCGGCAACAGGAAAGGTTACGAAAGACCCTACTGTTGACCCTATCATTGGTATTGCTGCATCTACTGAGGCAAGTGGAGCAACAACCATTGAAGTGTGTATCGACGAAAATCCATTGCAGGCAGCGACAGTAGCAGCTATCACAACCGCAAACGGTTCTGATGCAGCGACTACGCAAGCATTGGCAAACGCTACTAAAACCACAGTAAATGCAATTCTTACTGCGTTGAAGAACGTAGGTATCATGGCAAGCGCATAAGCTGATGGGCAACATCTTTGACAGGGCACAAGATGCGTCGTTTGACTTGGTAACAAAAGCTATGGGCTACGACGCATCTTGGACACCCTCAAGTGGTGGCAGTGCGAAAACAACAAAAGTTCTTTTAAAAAATCCTACGGAAAAACAGGGCTACTTAGGCAACCAAGAGTATCAGCTACCCGAATGGAATCCATTGCATTGGATAATGGAATATCGCAAGGGCACATTTGACGGACTTAAGGAAGCAGTAGACCAGAGAGGCACGGAACACGTATACGTAAACTCTCAACAGTTCTTTGTCAGTGCAGTATATAGCAAGTTTGACGGAAAAACATACATCGCAACATTAGCTCCCGTACAATGAATTACGAAGACATAGAAGACGAGATTAAGGCGAGGTTGGAAGACAAGATTCCAAATGACTACAAAGTCATTACGATGGAAGACACCGAAGCAGAGATGCAGCGGCCAGTAACACAACCACAAGTCGCAGTATGTTACTTTCAGAGTACATTTGAGCCGTCGGCGAGTACGTCAGAAGTCAGCCAGTTTGAGAATGTGCAATTCATGCTCATGCTCACGGCGCGAAAGCGCAGGGGTGAAAAAGGCATCTACGCCCTATACGAAGAAGTTCGCAAGGCGGCATTGGGTTGGACACCAACAGGATGCACACAGGGCTTTCAGTTTAGCATGTTGCAGTTCCAGCAAAACGAACAGGGCTGGTATATCTACAGTCTTACAATGGAAACAAAAACAATCGTCGTTCAAGAAACAACCGAAGATACAGCACCAAATTCAACAGAAATAACATTCAATGAAAACGTTTAAAAATATTTCGACAATAGCAATAATGTTCAGCATCGGCAAAACCGACTACATTGTTCACCCGGGTGCAACATCATCGTTGCCGTCCGACAACCAATATGTGCAGCGACTTGTGAAGCAGAGCATGCTTGAAGAAGTGGCATCAGCACCAGTTACAAACAACAAATCAACTGAAACAGCAAAATAATGGCAGCAAATTTCCTACATGGTGTAGAAACCATCGAAATAAATAAGGGCGCAGTACCCGTAACAGTTGTGAAATCGGCTGTTATCGGCTTAGTAGGTATTGCACCGACAGGCGACACAAACGTGCTTACGCTTGTGAAGAATAGCACCGACGCGGCAGCGTTTGGTGATGAGGTGCCGGGCTTCAACATCCCGAAAGCACTGAATGCAATTTTCAAGCAGGGCGCAGGTACCGTGCTTGTGGTGAATGTTTTTGACGAAACATTGCACACGGCAGCGGTAACAAGTGAGTCGCACGTTGTAACAAACGGCAAGACAAAGACCACCTACGCACCAGTAGGCACTACAGCACCACTTGTGAAGAACAATGCCGGCAGCGTAACCTACGTAGCGGACACCGACTATACGATTGATACTTATGGAAACATTGTATGTATTCCAGGCGGGGCAATCACTGAGGGTTCGACAATCAAAGTTACGTACAATAAATTGGACGCTGGCGAGGTTGACGCAACCACAATCATTGGTGACATCGACACTGACACCGATACCAAGACAGGTATGCAGTTGTTGGACGATGCATTTTCAAACTTCGGCTTCAAGGCAAAAATCATCATTGCACCCGGCTACAGTAGCTTGAATTCTGTATCGGCTGAAATGATTGTGAAAGCCGTGAAATATCGCGGACGTGCGATACTTGACGCGCCAGTTGGAACGACCATTGCAGACGCTATTACAGGACGCGGCATCAATGGTTCAATCAACTTCGCGACATCAAGCAAGCGCGCCGTGTTGTGCTTCCCATACTTGAAAGCGTATGACGCATACAGCGACGCAGACGAGTTGCGCCCATACTCAGCATATTTTGCAGGAGCGTGGACAGCCACAATCAACGAAAAGGGATATTGGTACTCGCCATCAAACCGCGAGATACTTGGTATCGTTGGCGTAGAGCGCACCATTTCGTGGGACGTAGCAGACGCACAGACAGATGCAAATGCGTTGAACGAGGTAGGAATCACTACCATTGCCGCTGGCTTCGGCACGGGCATTCGCACATGGGGCAACCGAAGTGCAGCGTTCCCAACGAGCACAGCACCATCGAACTTCATGTCAGTGCAGATGACGGCAGACGTTATCCATGAGAGCTTGGAGTTGGCAACGCTTCAATTCATCGACGAGCCGATTACGCAAGCGTGGTTGGACAAGGTACGTGAAACAGTGAATGCGTTTTTGCGCACGCTGGTAGGACGTGGCGCGTTGGTAACAGGCGCAGTATGCACCTATGACCCTGCGTTGAATCCACCAGAAGAAATCGCTGCGGGCCACGTGACATTCTCGTTAGCGTTCATGCCACCGACACCTGCAGAGCGTATTACATACAATTCGTTCATCGACATCAACCAGTTAAAATCATTAGCATAAAGTACAGACAATGGCACTTTCAATAAAAAAACTAACGAACGCAAATGTTTACCTTGACGGAAACAGTTTGCTTGGAAAAGCGGAAGAAGTTTCGCTTCCTGACTTATCGGGAAAAATGGCAGAGCACAAAGCGTTGGGCTTGGTTGGCACGACAGAGTTTTGGGCTGGCTTGGATAAGATGGAGATGAAAATCAAATGGAACTCCATGTATCCCGATGTGATGAAGAAGTCCGCAAATCCCGTGCAGTCGTACAAGCTGCAAGTGAGAGCGTCTTTGGAGTCATTCGACAGCACAGGACGTAGCGCACAAGACCCAGTAGTGTGTTATGTAACAGGAACATTCAAAAAGAATCCCGGTGGTAACTTTAAGCAGCATGACAACGTAGAGTTGGAGAGTATGCTTACGGTGAACTACGTGAAGTTAGAAATCAAAGGTGAAACGATTTACGAATTGGACGTGCTTGCAAACATCTTCAATGTAGATGGCACAGACATCTTGCAACAGTACCGTTCTAACTTAGGAATCTAAGGTATATCGCGGGGTAGAGAAGTTGGCTATCTCGTCTGACTCATTATCAGAAGTTCGCGGGTTCGAGTCCCGCTCCCGCAACCAAATCACATAAAGGAAACACACATGGAACCTACACTTACATCAGATGCAGCAGTCGAATACGGCACGGCATCATCAGCCACACAAATTACACTTTCTGACGGACGTACTGCCGTTATCCGCAAGGGTAAGGGGCGCGACGCTATGAAAGCGCAACGAGTATCGGGAACAGACGTAGCGAAGTTTTTTCCTGCACTCATGGCAGAGCTTGTGACCATTGACGGCAGCGCGATGGTAATGGAAGATTTTGAAGAACTCGACATGCAAGATTACTTGAAAATTCAGGGCGAGCTTGCAGGCGCAAATTTTACATCAGCCGCCGCGACCTAACATGGATAGCGCATTTCTGCGGGTTCTCAAATAAAGAACTCATGGAGATGGAAATATCCGAACTCGCGGAGTGGCACAAAGAAGCAGTTGAATTACATAACCACCTAAACCGAAGCAATGAGTAAGACACTTGAAATAGCGATTATATTAAGTGCCGTTGACAAGGCAAGTCGGGTGCTCAATGACGTATTCAACAAGCAATCAGACAAACTAAAGGAGATGCAAGAGCGTTCGTCGCGGCTTATGGCGGCGGGTGCAGGCATGATGGCGGCGGGCGTTGGCTTGGGAGCATCCCTCGCGCCTGCCGTAAGTGCATTTTCGGAATTGGAAGACAGTAGCATCGCGCTACAGAATTCCATGACGGACAGCATGAACAAAGTAAGTCCGCTATTTCAGCAAGTGAATGACCTTGCCATACAGTTAGGAAACAGATTACCAGGAACAACCGCAGACTTTCAGAACATGTTTCAAGTGTTGCTGAATAATGGTGTTCCGGCACAATCAGTATTGAATGGCGTAGGGCAGTCGGCAGCATACTTGGCTGTGGCGTTGAAGATGCCGTATGAAGAAGCGGCGCAGTTTGCGGCACGTATGCGTATCGCTACGGGTATTGCCGACGAAGACATGAACAAGTTTTTCGACACTTTGCAGCGTACCGCGTCATTGGGCGTGAACGTCGGCGAGATGCAGTATGCTTTCGGGCGTTCTGCAGGTGCGCTAAAGCTCATGGGCATACAGGGGCTTGAAGCCAGTAAGAGCATCAGTGCGCTATATGCGATGATACTACGTGGTGGGCTATCGGGCGAAACAACAGGTACAGGATTCGCCGCAATCATCAATGGATTGCTTGACCCTGACAAGATGGAGAAGATGAATTCTGCCGCGCGAGAGCTTGGCGTGTCACTCGAATTCATGGACTCGGCGGGACAGTTTAAAGGCATCGAGAATTTCGTTGCACAGTTGGACAAGCTGAAAGGATTTTCAGCCGAACAGCGCGCAGGAGTTGTCAACGCACTAACAGGCGGCGGGCAAGATGCGCAGATGATGCAGACGATGATTCAGAACGGATTGGAGGGATATCAAAAGCTACGCGCCGAACAAGAAAGCAAGATGGCTCTGGACAAGAAAGTAGAAATGCAACTCACGTCGTTGAAGAACACGTGGGAAGCCGCGATGGGTAACATGACAAATGCACTTGCCGCGTTTGGTGCAGCACTTGCGCCGACGTTGAAAGTCATATCAGACCTTATCGGAAAAGTGGCATCATTGGCGCAGGAGTTTTTCACCGCATATCCGACCATAGCAAAGGTTATTGGTGCAGTGATTGGACTTGCAGCCGTAGTGTTTACCCTTGCTGGTGCATACTACTTTGTTTCGGGAGCGTTTGGCGTAGCGAAAGCGGGCATGATGTTGTTTGCCATGCAGACAGGAATCATGACAGGACTAACTAACGCCGCATGGGCAGCACAGCTAATATGGAACTCAACACTAATGGGCTTTCCGTTGGTGTGGGTAGTGGCAGCAATAGCAGCCGTAATAGCCGCAATATATCTGTTGTGGAAAAATTGGGACACAGTAGTAGCTTTCTTCAAGCGCACATGGGAAACAATCAAAGCAGCATTTTGGGCAGGCGTAGAAGCAGTAAAGAAGATACTATGGGACTACCACCCATACGTACTTATATATCGCCATTGGGACGGCATTGTTCAATGGTTTTCGAACATGTGGGACAAGATAGTAGCGAGCATCGAAGCATTGGGCGAACGCTTCATCAAGGCGGGAGAGAACATCGTCAACAGCTTGAAGCAGGGCATCGAAAACAAGTGGGAAGAATTTAAGGGGTGGTGGAGTCAGAAGATGCAAGGCATCCGCGACTTTTTGCCGTTCAGCCCCGCGAAAGTTGGTCCGTTGCGCGACATCCATAAGCTAAAGCTCATGGAAACAATCGCCGCATCAGTGAAGATGGAGCCGCTACACAGAGCCATGACACGTAGCACAGGAATAGCCATGTCGGCATTTCCGCGCACGTTGGCAACCGCGTCCGTTGGTGGACGTGGAAACAACTATGGAGGAACAACCATAGTGTACAGCCCGACAATATCCTTTGCGGACAGCGGGAATATTTCGGACGTACTAAAAAAGCACAGTAAAGAAATTTTTGACTTAATTCGCGCAGAGGAATCGCGTAAGAAGCGCCTATCATACAGCTAATGTTTGCCACCTTTGGAAATATCACATTTGAAACCTTGCTCACGCCGCAGGAATTCTCGCACAAGCGGGAAACCGAATTCGCGGAACATGCGCGCGTAGGCACAAAACCGAAGTTGCAGAAGACGGGCGAAAAGCTCGACGAAATCAACCTGCAGATGCAGTTTCATGTGGCATTTTGCAATCCGACAAGTGAAGCGGGCAAGATAGAGGCAGCGCGAAAAGCAGCCACCGCCGAAGCGTTTGTGCTTGGCACAGGCGAATATCTCGGCACATACGTTGTCGCGTCAATCAACAAGACAATCAACGACACGTTCAAAGACGGTGCGCCGATGTGCATCACGCTTGACGTGCTACTGAAAGAGGTAGTGAGCAAAGCTCCGCTGGTAGACATGGCGCAAGCAGCCGTGTCGGCAGCATTTGCCACCAGCCCGAACACGCCGCTTCCGTCAGCACCGAACACGTCCCTTGCCGCCAATGAACAGGCGCAAGTGATGGAATATGTGAACGAGGCGAATGCAGGGACACAACAGGTGAACGCCGAAATAGCCAAAGCCACACAGTCGGCAAGCTATATAGAGCGGGCGAATGCCACCATAAATACGGCGACGCAAAAGGTGCAGGACGCGCTTAACAAGATAGATACAGCCGTGAGCGTGTCGCAGGCATTGCAGCAACAGGCGCAGAACATACAGGCGGCAGTGAACACGGCGAAGACGGACGCGAACCACATGAAGACATTGCTACCGATTCAGTCGCTTGGCGACGTGAGGGACGCAGGCAATTCGATGCGTGAGAGCATGAAGACAGTCAATACAGCATCAGCACCATTAGCAACCATTTCAGCATACAGAGGAGTATTATGATAGCGCAGCATATATGCATAGGAGATACACGATGGGACACCATAGCGCAGCTTGCGTATGGCGACAGTTTTCGTGTATCGGAAATTTTCGACGCGAATCCGAACTTGCAGATACACGCCGTAGTACCCGCTGGAACTGTTGTGAACGTGCCGATAATTGAAGTTGTTGCGGCTGACGTTGTGGGGCTTCCACCATGGAAGCAGTCGCAATCAACAGAGGGCGTAGAGACAGCCAAAGCGGCAGTAGATGTATTGGCAGCACTATTTAATAACACAACCAAGTCGGGTGGTTCATTCGACGGCAGTTTTGATTAAAGCAAAGTAATGAACAGAGAACAATTAACCGAAGATATTAATAGCAACGTGTACACCAACACGACAGGGCGCATCAAGGGCAATACTGTCCGCGATAGACTGCGTAACCTTGTGACGTGGCTATTGTCATGGGAGGACGATGTTGTAACGACGCTATCAGGCGCGGACGACGACCATATCCCGACAGCGAAAACGGTAGCAGATGCGATAGGTGACATACCGACACCAAGCCTGCAGGAAGTAACGACAGAAGACAGGATAACAACGGACGGGATAGTTGTACGTGATACGGGCGTTTCTGACACCGACTATAATGCTGGACAGATAACGCATCAAGACACTGACAACAATAAGGACGTGTCACTTATTTTTGACGCGCCTACAGGTGTTGGCGGACAAGTACACATACCTGATGTAGCTGGCGCAACGAAGACAATTGCATTCGCAGAAGATGTTAGCGCACAGTCGTTGCAGGACGTAACCGACGAGGGCAACGAAACAACCAACGCCGTAGTTTCAAAGAGCGGCAACCGAAAGGCGATGTTGAATGCGACGGAAGCTATCGCACTCAACACAGACAATGACACGTTCGCCGTAGTACGTGACGACGGCTCTGTTGGAATCAATACCAACGGCAGCAATACACTCGACATAAAGAACACGGACGCTATTGCCGACATAACACTTGAAGCACCAGCGAAGTCAGCGGGCAGCTATACGATAGCCACCACCGACGACATTCCGACTGTCAACGAGCATTTCAAAGGCAAGTACACATCTCTGTCAGCCCTCAACACAGCCGTACCAACGGCTGCCGATGGCGACTATGCCATTGTCGATGCGGGTACAGGACATGACGCGGTAGAATACATTTGGGATGCACAAGAAGGTTGGGTAGCTGGCGCATCAACAGGCGCATCCACTACAGACGCGTTGCCTGAGGGCAGCACGAATCTGTATTTCACAAATTCACGTGCACTATCGGCAGCACCCGCTGAAACGGCGAGTACGGTAGGCGCGCTTATTACAGCCGCTTCATCTCCATCATTGAGTGATAGTCATTTGGTTGCAGGAGCGAGTAGTAACGTATTGAAGCAGTGGAGTTGGACGGCGATAAAAGCGTTTCTGAAAACCTACTTTGACGGACAATATCAGTCCTCGCTTGGATATACCGCAGAGAACACGTCGAATAAAGACACCGACGGCACACTTGCGGCAAATTCAGACACTAAATATCCGTCGCAAAAGGCGGTGAAGACATACGTTGATAACGCTGTTACAGGGCTATTAGAGTTCAAAAGCGCAACAGATTGTAGCGCGAATCCAAATTATCCCTCAGCTAACAAGGGTGATTCGTACGTCGTTTCAGTTGCAGGAAAGATTGGTGGCGCAAGCGGAAAATCCGTTGATGTTGGCGACGTGTATGTAGCGATTGCGGACAATGCAGGTGGCACAGAGGCGAGCGTTGGCACGTCGTGGATAGTATTGGAACACAATCTACAGGGTGCGCTATTAGCGTCGAATAACCTTTCCGACGTAGCTAACGCTGCCACAGCGCGAACTAATTTGGGGCTTGGCTCTGCGGCGGTGCTTGCATCGTCAGCCGTAGCACAGACAGCGAACAACCTATCGGACCTTGCCAACGCAGCCACAGCCCGAACGAATCTTGGATTTGATGATAAGTATGCGGTGCTTGCCGAAACAACAACCGATGGAACAATAAGTAGCGGAACGTCCAACACTTATTCATCGGGAGTGTTGATTACGCCCGATATGGTTGCGGCGGGTATGACGATAGAAGTATCGGCTCGTTGTAGAAAGACGAGTACAAATGGCACGTGGACGATACGACTATATGCAAATACGACGAATGACTTAAGCGGTTCGCCCGTGCTACTTGGAGTTCTGTCAAGTATCGGCTCAACGCAGCTTGTGCAAGCATTTTGGCGAAGCTTGGCTATAAAGGTGAAAGCAAGCAACACAGAGGTGTTTCCAACTGGCTCATCATCTGTGAACGAAAACGGAAGTTCTACATCGGCAGTAACAACGGCTGTGGTGGACTGGACAACAAATCAATATCTCATAATTGCGACGCAAACTGCCAATGGTGGCGATGCTGCAAGATGCTCATTTTTACATGTAAGACGATGATTTACACAGTATATAATCCAGATACATTCGAAGTGCTATATGCACAGGAATTCGAAGTGCAGCCCGACAACTCGACAGATGTTGTATGCATGGATAATTTCGTGAAACCGAAATTCAATCCACAGACAAACGAGTACTATGAGGGCGCGACACAACCTGAAGTGATGGCGCAGAAAATCAATGACGAGTACAGCAAGTACGTCAAGCGCAAGGCAGATGGCGAAGTGTACCACCTACGCATATGTGCAGAATTGCGCGTGGTGAAAGAAAGCGGAGGTATGACGCAAACGCAATATGATGCGCTATACGCGGCAACATCGGCGGCTCGAAACGAAATCGTCAACGGACAATGGCTTAGTGGAAAAGCCGAAATCGAGAAGCTATACAGCAGACTATCGCCAACACTATACAGCAGACTATCGCCAACACTATACAGCAGACTATTAACCGACATAACAACATACATCAATGAAAACTATTAAATCATTTTGGCAGCAACACTCGTCAGCAGTATTGCTGGTACTATTCATCTTCGCCATATTCAGTGGCTACTTTAGCACCGTAAGCGCGAATTTCACATGGGTGGTTCTTTTCATCAGTTTCATATCCGTTCCATTGCTATGGGCGATGTGGCACGGCGCATTGTTCCTACTCAGTTTGGGAGGCAAGTCCCGAATCTTGGCGGCAGTTCCGCTACTGAT